CCGTGACCCTCTACCCCACCCGCCTGCCCAATACCGGCCCCAACTCCCTCCAATCTCTCACGCAATAACCTATGTCCACTCCTTCTCTCCTAAACATCCCTTACCTCTACAAGGCAGGGACGCTTTACTCGCAGATACCCGAAAGCGGAGCGGGTGATTTCACCGTATCTCGCACCACGAGCGTTGCGAATCGCTCCACGAGGATTAACAAGGATGGGCTGATTGAGACCGTGTTGGATAATGTGCCTCGCCTTGACTACCCGTTGGGTGGTGCGGTGAATGGCTGCCCTGCGTTGCTTGTAGAGCCGAGTGCGCAGAACTTGCTTCAACGAAGTGAGGAGTTTGAGAATGGTTATTGGACTAAATCGTTCGGAAATGTCACGCAAGACCAAACGGCCGCACCTAATGGATTGACTACTGCCGATAAATATGTGGTGAGCAATGGGCAGCCGCCTAATAGCCCTATAATCCGTTCATTCTCATTTGCAATAAACACCACATACACACTATCTCTTTTTGTAAAAAAAGCAGATTACGACACAGCGTCAATACGATTAAATACAACTGAAACTGGGTTGGTAACTAATTTTTTTAATTTAGCGTCAGGAACTGCTACAAACAATCAAATTCAAAATTATGGGAATGGATGGTATCGTGTTTGGGTTACATTTACAACCGCTGCAACCGTCACAAACGGCCAAGTTCAATTAATCAGAGATGCACAGGTTCGTGATGGAGTTGCAGGCATTTTTATTTGGGGCGCACAACTTGAACTCGGCTCCGTCCCCACCTCCTACATCCCCACCACCACCGCGGCAGTCACGCGGAGTGCGGAGACCATAAGCAAGACGGGCGTGAGCAGTTTGATTGGGCAAACTGAAGGCTCAATCTATGTAGAAGTTAACATTCAGAAGCTTTTGGGTACAACACAAAGAGCATTCATTGACATAGGGCAAACAAATAACAGATTGTTTCTTGGCTACGGTAATGGAATAACCAACCAAATCAGGTTCTTGCTTCAGACAACCGCTGGTGGTATTGTTGACTTTCAGTCTTCAGCAACTACTACTGGGATAATCCGAATAGCTGTTGGTTACAAGAATAACGATAGTGCTATGTATGTCAACGGTGTGAGTGTGTCTCCTATTTCAAACGGGAGTTTCACTGCCACTTTAACAAGCCTAACACAATTATCTATAGGGAGTTCTTTTAATGTTGGAGAAACTCATTTTCTTAACGACCGCATCCGTGCCTTTGAACTCCACCCCAACCGCCTAACCAACGCTCAACTCGCCACCCTCACCGCACCATAATCCACCAACCCTTACTAAATTTGTCGCACTATGGCACTCGCAACTCTCACAGCACGAACCTTCGGGGCAACGCAACTGCAACTGACCTACTCGGATGGAAGGCAGTATTTCCTCAATTACAGGGATATCAACGCCACCGAATTGGACTCCACTTCGGGTATCACGAAGGTTCGCATCTACCTCTCAGGAGGCTTGGACGAGTCTATGTTCGTGACCGGGCCTGACCTCGTAGCCATCGGCACGACTGCATCCGCATTCCTGACCACTCTCAACACCTACCTCTAATGTCACTCAAGCAGATGATGATGGAACTCGGCATTAATGTCGGGATGTCCGTTGGCGGTTTCTTCGGAAGCCTCCTCCTCGTTGGAAAGCAAAAGGGCGCGTCCATTCGCACCCAAATGTTCTCCATCCTCGCGGGAACATTGTCTGCTAATTACATTACTCCTTTGGCCGTGAACTTCCTTGGTGTTGAACTTGAGTCAGCCAAATTCGCAATGGCCTTCATCGTAGGATTCAGCGGTCTAAGGCTCGTGGAAACTATCAGCGAACGCCTCCATAAGAAGGTGGACGATGAATCTTGATGGCCTCTACCCATCCATCCCCCGGCACGTCTTAGACCAACTCAGCGATGTGCAGGATAGGTACAGCATAAACACCCCCCTTCGCCTCGCTCATTTCCTTGCTCAATGCGCCCACGAATCGGGCCGATTCCTTGTAACGCGGGAGAATCTAAACTACTCCGCTCAAGGGCTTCTAAAGACCTTCAAGAGGCACTTCAACGACCGAACGGCTAAACTGTACGCTCGCAACCCCGAAGCCATAGCCAACAAGGTCTATGGCGGTCGCTTGGGCAATGCGGAAATCACCGATGGATGGAAGTTTAGGGGCCGTGGTTACATCCAAACCACCGGGAAGGCCAACTATGCCGAACTTGACAAAATCGTCCCCGAAGACCTCCTTGACAACCCCGACTTGGTGTCTTCCAGGTACGCGATGCTCTCTGCCGGGTTCTATTGGAATAGCAGGAAAATCAACTCGGTGGCCGACCTCGGAGCAACCGAAGAGGTCGTAGAAAAGGTCACGCTCAAGGTGAATGGAGGAACGCACGGCCTCAAGGAGCGCACCGAATACTTCTTTGAATACTACCAAATCCTGACGGTCATCGCATAACTTTGAACCTATAAACCACCACACTATGCCGCTCACTAAAGCCAAAGGTTATGGGAAAAAAGCCGTCTCCAAAGCCGTCTCCAAAAACATCTCGGAACTCACCAAAGCCAACAAAGCCAAGCCAAAAAGCAAAAAGCGGTCAAGAAAGCAAATTGCCGCTATTGCCTATTCTGCTGCAAAGTCATAACCACTCCTGCTGATGAAGACACCCCTATCCCTTAGCATCCGCAAGGACTTCGTTGAAGCCTTGGATAAACTCGTGGCGCAGACAGGCAAGAGCCGCGAAGCACTCGTAGAGGATGCGCTCTTTGATATGTTTGAAATCTTCCAAGAGTTCACGGCCATAGACCTTGACCTGGACGAGCATTTGACCGAGGAAGCGAAGAACGAAACGATGCGGAGGATCTTCCCCGAAGACGATGCCTGCTGATTCCCATTTCCCCACCAAAGGGACACTCGCCCTTATCCTTCCTATCGTTGTAGCCCTCGGCTACTTCATCTACCTGCTCAAGGACAGACCGGCAATGGTCATCCAATCGCAGGAATGCACCATTCAAAGCCAACGGGAGGCAATGGACTCAATGCAATCCCGTATCGCCCACATAGAGCCTCTCAGAGACACGATAATCCAAGAAGTGATGCGTACCAAGGTCAAATGGAAAGAAAGGCTTGTAGAGGCTTATACGAAGCCGGACACGATTCTCGTTCCATCCTACATCCCCATCCGTTTGGATTCTTGCCAAGAGGTCGGTGCGCTCCTTGAAGAGCAGGTGGCTTTGACCGACAGTTTGCTTGTTGCTTACCGGGTGAAGGACTCCATCTGCCGGGACGCTTTGAACACCCTTGATAGCGTTGTTGCCGGGCAGAAAGCGTTGGTGGCGAAGGAGCAGAAGAAGGTTCGTAGAAACCGGGTTGTTGCGGTTGCGGTTGGATCCGCAGTCTTAGGCGCAACGCTCTTAAAATAGCCTTATCTTTGGCTTGCCGTTAAGGGGTTAGCGGTTTGTGTTTCATTGGTTAAGCCCACGAGTAGGTCGCTCCGAAAGTGGGCTTTTTCATATTATGTGCATACCTTTGTCTGGCTCATTTTCCCATTTGGAAAAAGGAGTTTCAAGGCTCGGCACATCCAGAAATGTACCGAGCTTTGCGCTTTTACGGCTCTTTCTTAATACATCCTCGTACAATGCGAGAAATCGGCCACAATCTCGCGGACATCGTTGCCGGATTCATTGACCCTCCTGCCCATCTTGAGCTTCATCCAATAGCCTCCCAATGGCTTTGGTGGCCTTCCCTTCTCAACGTGGAATCCTGCGAAACCTCCATCCCATTCCTCCTTGTAGGTGGCCGTGCGAATCTGGTGGATGTCCCTCTGCGAGATGACCTTCGTAGTGCGGTCATAGCGATGCACCCGGTTGATGTGGTGGTACAGTTCGTGGACGTGGCCCATCCAGGTGCAGTCGTACCCTTCCATCGCCATCATTAGCCTGGAGTCCTGAAGTACGCCCTTGGTGACCACCCCACCCCCCCCAAATCCGTGCGCGTAATGCGTTACGAAGGATAGATGCTTGCGTAATTCTTCCGACCCAAAGCCGAGGCGAAACTCAATAACGCCCGTGTACCCACCTACTTGAATATGCGAACCGCACTCCCGGTTGATAACCGAGGTAAATCGTTGCAGGAGGTCAATCTCGTTGAACTTGATGATGCTCGTTTCGTGGTTGCCATAGCCTATGAGCAGGATGTTCTTTGCGTAGGGAGCAAACCATTCCACCGAGGTGTCCACGATGGCATCAAAGTAGTAGGGGGTGTTGTGTTCGGGGCGTATATCGCCCTTATTCCTACGACCATCTGCGCGACCTTGCATAACACAATATGCGTCTCCGTTTATGATGATTCCGGCATTTCTGCGCACGGCTTCATCCAAATGGTTC